AGTATTGCTCAATGCTGAGTTGAGTGTTTCAATACTTACACCTGATATTGATAAGTTACCACTACCCAATAAGGATTCACCATTTATGCTCTTGATATTTGTTCCACTAACAAGAGTATCTTGTTTACCACTCAATAATGTCGTCAAATCCGTTGATGTTACATAATTAGCCAACATCGTATTAAGTGCTTGTGTAGTCACATAACCACTTAAGTCTACGGTGGTGTCTCCTATCTTTGTAAAGTAGTTGTTGGCATAAACATATTCCTCGTACTTGTCACTACCGCTACCACTTGGACCGATGAGATACAGGACGTTAGTTGCATGTGTGGTAATGTCTTGCAATGAAGGATATATCTCATAATGGAATTGTTGAATACTGCCAATCAAGGCATTAACCTCGCTTTGTGTGTAAGTTTCGCTTTTCGTATAGTAGTTTACGAGGTCATTTACAGATTTTGTTATGAACTGCGAAACATCGGGAATTACACCATTGGCAATGTCTGATGTTGGAATACCGCCTTGTGGTTTTTGGTAAGCCGTATCAGCAAGTGCGCCTTGTGCCGCAGTCGCAAAATCACTTGCTTTCTTTCCACTATCCGTTAAGTTGCCGTTGCTATCCAGTCCTGCAAGATTACCATTTGTCGCATTGCTTACCTTATCCGTTTTATCATTCCATGTGCTTTTTTCTACATCCGTAACTGTCCTATGCGTTGTGTCATCGGTAAGGTCTTTAAGTGCCGTTGGTATGAAAGGCTTGTTTATGAGTTCGTTGTAATCCGTTGTACCTGGGTCGCCTTTCGTTGCAATACGAAACCACTTTGTACCAATACCCGTAGTGGGGTCACAATCTTGTTCGGGGTCAACACCTTGATTGTCCTCAAATGAGAGGTAGCCCTGCCCGTTTCTGCTTACTGTGGTTAGTTTTTCATAGGGGGTATTTGCGTTCCACAACCCACCTGGAGTTAGGGCAATTTTGCCATAATCTTTTTTCATGGTTCTATTATGTTTTTGTGTTTAATAATCTACCGTTAGGTGTCCTTCGTTATTGATTTCCATTCTATCAATGCCCTCATCGCTTGTCAAGTGCATATTCGCATCCACATCGAACACGGGGTATAAGACATAGCCATCCATACCCTTGTCGCCTTTTTCGCCCTTATCGCCCTTGGCAAAAAAGAATATCGCTGCATCTACTATTTCTCCACTACCATAGTCGGGGAAGTCATCAAATTCGTCTAATACTTGTGCGTTATCGTCAAAGATAATAATTTGGTGTTTCCACTTACTACGCCTTAACAACTTGTCGCTTGCCTTATCATAGATTAGGATTGTGACATCGTAAATGCCTATTGCCAATGTGCCATCGTCCTTAACAACAACAACATTGTCATTGATTGAAATAGGCGCGTATTGCTTTGCACCCCAATAGGCGTTGTTGTCGCGTAATTCAACGACAACCTTTTCATTTTCTTGTGGAATGTAAGGCTCTACAACCTTGCCTTCTTGCGTTATCGTTACCTTTTGTAAGGGTATGGCAAGTTGTAGGGGGTTGCCTTGAATCCATTTTATACACGTTCCCATATCCTTATAATATTGTTATGTAAACACTTTCTTTACGTTGTTTCGCAGGCAACAAGTAGTCTTTCATAAGCATTGTAAAAGTAGCCCTACTTTCCAATACCTTGCCTACAACCTTGTTTTTGCCCACAATGATACAGCCGCTTGAATCGTTTCCCGTATTCCCGCAGTGTATCAAAACGCCCTCGAATTGTGGTATATTTTTTAACCTTGGTACATACCCTTGACATACCTCTTTGTAAGGACTTTTGTTGCCAAGGCGAGGGGATTTTACGCTTTGTATAACTTCATATCGCCCACATGGTATAGCCGTTTCGTGCATCACCTTTGGTTTGCCATAATAAAGCCTATCATAGTCCTCGATTGTGTCACAAACGTACTTTCCATCACAATACAATTTGCCAATGGTATATTTGGGCTTTCGTGCAATTCTTTTCAATAGTATTTCCATAGTATTTATGATTTATTCGTTATGCGTTGCCAAGTTGCTTTCGTCAATCGTATCAGCAAGATTTACTTGTGTGCGTTTCATGCAACCTACAACGCCACAAAGAAAAGGGGATAAGACATCTATCCTGCGATTAAGGCGCGAAATGTCTTTCTTGTACTTAATGTCCATAGCCGTCATGCGTTCCTCGATTGCAATGTATTTCTTGCGCATTTCCTCGTTTTCCTTTATCACATTATCCCTTTGGTCGTGATACCTATCCCTGTCGGAACGTACCTCCATCAAAATATTGTTCATATCCGTCATTGCTTGTTGATACACGTCTTGAACCAACTTAAACGCATCGGCTTTTTGTTGCTCTGCAATTTCTTCTTCTTGCGTAGCCTTTGCCTCCTCTTGTCTTTTATGCGCCCTATAATGCACAAACCAACCACCACCTAAAATGAGCGTTAAAAGGGTTATAATGCTACTATAAATCTCCATACCAACCATAATCTATCCTCCTTTCTTTTATTGGTTATCTATTATAATGTTACTACGATTGCGTGTAATGTTATTAGCCTTATTCGCGTTTTCGTCTATGTCTTGCGAACCTTGTGGCACTAATGCACCACGTTCTTTGATTATGCGTTCTATTTCGTTTGGTGCTGCATCGGGCGATTTTTCTATGATACTTTCCATAGATAACCACTTCGCTTCCATTGACAAGTTGGTAATCTTTGTATTATTGGTTTCCAAAGACCAAGGTACAATGTTAGTTGTCATGTGTAGTTTCGCATACTTATCAACGCTATTCGTTTCAAGGTCAAGACCTGCTTGGAACAAGTAAACCATGTCGTTGACAAACTTTTTCCAATCCTTTGCACTTTGTGTTGCAAGGGCATAGTCATTGGACATGGCAAGGGCAATACCATTACCACCACTATTTGTTGTGGATATGTCCTTGGGGGTAATAAATGAAGTTGAAGAAAACAACGAAATATCTTTTTCGATGCTCTTTATGCAAGAGTCTATCGTTGTCGATTCTGGGAACTCCAAAATCTTTGCATCTTGCTTACCATTCGTTGAATCGCTATCAAGGTTGATAATCAAAGTTGAACTATCTTTCTTGAAAGACCCCTCATCCATTTCGCCCCAAAATACCAATGCAAACGTACCAAAACGCTTTAATGCTATGTTTCGTATATTGACAAGTAATTCCCACATTTCGCAACTACTCTCGGCATATTCCCAAGCCACCTTGCCCCTCTTATGCAATAAAGGACAAATGGGGAAACCATGCAATTCGCTTTGTATTTCCCATGTATCGCTATCATTGGCTTGCGTACAACGATAATGGCGCGTTGCATCGTAGGTATCTATTATTAGTTTGCCCTCGATTTGGTAGATTAGTGAACGTGCAACCTCGTAGCCATATTCATCGTAGTTGGGTACGATTTGGTAGCCATTTTCGTAACTATATGTCGTTACGTTGACTTTGTTCATAGCCTTGTCATAAGTGAACAATAAGCCACAATTACCTAATTGCTTGCAAATGTTTATGGCTTGTGATAGTTGTTCATCAAGTCCACGATGTTCCCATTCGTACTTTACGTTTTCAAATGGTTCGATACCACCATCCTTTGCGTCATCTTTGCCAAGGGTAAATTCCAAGGGATTAGCCGTAAGGGAACGAACGTGTGCCGCGTGAATAAGTTTTTGGAACGAACACGTCTGTGTCATATCCATCATACCAAAATTCAAGGGTTGTCCACCGATTTGCACTCTAATGTGTGGAATTGACTCATTGAGTAGAATGTGGTGCAGGTCGGGGCGATACTCCGTAATATACTTGTCTTGCGATATTGGTGTAAGTTCCAAAGACGCAAACCCTGTGTTGATTGCTGTATTATTCAAGATTGGTTGCCCCTCGTACCCATGTGGAATCATATTTCCACCTCGCGTAAAAGGTTTCATCTTTACAAGCCTTGTGGGGTCTTGCAAATACCATCTAATGTCATGTTCTCTTATCATATCTATTTATTTATAATGTACTCAATATCGTTAGTATATTACTTGCTTGCGTTATCTTTCTCCTTGGTTGTGGTATTGCTACGCCATTATTGTTTTGTACGTCACTATTGATGTTAAGCAAGGCGAGCATATCCTCGCTTTGTGCTTTCTTGCGCATGAAACCAGCGTCCTCCTTTAGCATTCTATAACAATCATAGATACTACCACCACAAAGCAAGATTACATTATCAAACAAGTCGGGTGACATGCCTTTCAAGAGTTTCTTCATTTCGTCCTTGCTTATCATTTGTATTTTGCTACCATTTGTTTTTGTGAATTGGAAAATGCGTGCTTCAAACATCATGTGGCGCATAATTGTTGTGCCACCCTCGCGCCTCATATTTTGGTGGTTGTATTTTGTCTTTGCCAATATCGAGTCATAGTGTATTAAGCCCGATTGTATCATTTCCATCGCTACATGCCCTGCCTCGTCCTTAAAAGAACGAAATTGGAATTTGCCCCTGTTGGATGTTGTGCTTGCACCACTAAAAAGTATTGCGCGTGGGAAACAATCACGCAAGAAACCAAAGCCTTGCACGTCAATAATCATTTCCTTTTCTTGCAACTTGTGCTTATCACGAAAGGCAATAGCCATGACGACAGCCTCGCGTGGACTATTCGACATGGAATACATAACGTCACGGCATATCCAACCATAATGCGACCAAAGTTCCCAATACTTGAATACAAGGTTATCGAAACCAGTGGTTGCCATATCCATTGTCATTCGCCTTTTAAGCAATTCGCAATTCGTAGGCATTGTTGTAGGACGGAACATGCGTTCAACGTCCATTTGCGATAGTTCGGAATTTACAGCATCATCTATACTTGGTTCTTCGTCCGTAAGTGAGTAATTCCAATTCGCTGCATAAGAGGATTGTGCCGTTGCCGAATTTGCCGCCAAACCACGATATGACTTGTTTTTTGACAAAAGTTTTTTGTTGTCGCGTACATCGAAAGTATAAAATACCATTGAAAGAATAAAGTCCTCGTATGTCATATCCTTGTCAATAGCCAACCTTTCGTCTATTAGGTGCTTCCCCTTTTCGTACACCTCGCGTTTCGTGTTCCCCCACACCGCTTGTTCGTAATCGCCATTGGGCATAAAGAAAAACTTAACGACACCATCCATAGACTTATCCACCGTGCCGTCATCGTTTATCCAACCACCGCCATGTGCGCCTTTGCCACACATTTTGCGCATAAAACATTCACGTTCGGGGTTTTGTGCCAAGTACACTTGTGCCTTACCCTTGGAATCACTACGCAAACGTGGGAAGAAAGACGATATTGTACGCCATAGGAATTTGTTACACTCGTCAAAGATTAGTTTCTTGGCTTGCAAACCCTTGGCAATTTTATCTATCACAATGGGGTTCTCGTTATCAAGTTGTTGGAATTTGATTTCCGACCCATTGTATAACTTCAATCCCATGTCCTCTTGTCCACGTCTAATTTCGCCTATCGGGTCGCGTGGTTGTTTCTTTACACTCCTATCAATCAAGGGGTACATTTTCTTTAGCGTATCGTTTACTTTTCCTGCACCCCAGAAGTCCGACACGTTACGCATAAAGCAAACTATCTTGGCATTGTCATTCATTGAAAGATATTCAATGGGGGCATAGTATAGGGCGTAACTCTTGCCACCTCCCGTATTACCCGTAAAGCACACAATGTCGGCATTTGAACGAATGGCATACTTTTGGTTGCCATCCTCCAAGGGTGCTAATACAATGTCATTGTGTTTTTTCATCGTTTATCTTTATCTTTTGTTGCAAAATTACACATTGTAAAATGTGTTAGTTGGTCTTAAACAAGAAAGTTACTTTCAAATTAAGATATGGTAACTACTTTGCTATTACGATAATGGTATGAAATACTTAAACAAAGTATTTTTGTGCCATACAATTATTGTTAAATTCACATTTTTAATAGTAGAAAACTATGACAAAAGAAGAAGTTTTACAGAAAGTAAACGATTATTGTAACGAGAAAAGTTACACGACTGCAACTCTAACTGACGCATTTAAGGACAAGTTCGCAGACCATTTTGCAAAGCGTTTCCCCGATGCTAATGCAGATGACGAAACTGCCCTTACGGACATGAAATTTGCGCTTAACACTGCCTTTAGTGGTGCAAGCCTTATTATCACGGACAAGACGAAGGAATTTGAAACGAAAGAAAACGATTACAAATCCAAAATCGCGGAGTTAGAAAAGAAAGTCAAAACGCCGCCAACACCAACACCAGAACTGCCAAAGGACGTTCAAGACAAATTGAACGCCTACGAAAGTTTTATGAACGAGGAAAAGAAATCAACCAAGTTCAAGAGTGTGATTGCGTTGGCAAAACAAGACATACGACAAGACCTACATTCCTCGTTTGAGGAATTTGCCAAGGACTTTGCCGTAAACTTGGACAAGGAGGACAAGGAACAAGCCGATGCACTTGTTGCGCGTTTCAAAACAATCTTCAAATCAACGATTGGGGATATTGCGCCTTTGAAACCACAACAAACACAACAACAAGAGCAAGACTACATTGCCTCCCTACCAAAAGTAAAAGTACAGTAGTTTAATTTAATAACAAATCTATGGTTACAAATCTCCAATTCTTTTTTGAAACCGCCAAGCAAGTGCGTGGTGGTCGTTGGGTTTGGGTAAAGGATAGTAACGGTGAAAATCGTAACAACATTCTTCTTGGTGGAACACTTGCCAACCCGAACAAAGGTTTTGGTCACATTTGGGCTGCTCAACTTATGCAGTACACTCCTGGCCAGCCTATGTTGTTGTTCCGTTCATTTAAGTTGCAGGCAGATGCAGCCGCAAACGCAACTACTATCTATCTCGATGGTAGCGGCTATTCGGATGCTCCAGAGGTAGGTCAATACCTTATGGTTGCCCCCGATTCTTTGAAGGTGCAGACCATCACAACTACGGTTGATGATAGTGGCGAACACCCAACTGCAACTACAAGTATTAGCGAGGCTGATTATCAAGGCACTTATGCCAAGATTACAGCCGTTTCGTATGATGCCGCTAACGAAAAGTTTGAGGTCACTTTGGCTAACAAACTTTCAAGCGCGAAGATTGATGCCAACACTATTCTCGTAGAGGCTGATGCCGCTGCTGATGCCGCTCTTGCCGAGCCTACTGGTGTTGCCAAGGTTCTTTGCCCCAATCCAAACGTATTCAATGAGGCTGACCGCGACCTGTTGCCCACCGAGGGCTTTGGTTTCCAAAATGCAAGTTATAGCGTTTCGGGCGTTTACAACAAGCAGGCGTGGATTGAAAAGATGCAACCACTTCCAAAGTATGTGCTTGCATTGAACAAGTCCCATATTCCAGGTATCTTTGAGGTCTAACTAAAAGAAAGAAAGGAAATAAAATATGGCAAATGCACTAAAATTTCAATTTACCCCCGAACAAGCCATTGAGAAACTTTATCAACGTGGTTTTATGGATGGTGCTAACCAAGGTTTCTTGCAGACTTTGATTGACAACACTATCGAAATAGACGAAAACCAATTCTTCTGGCAGGAACACTTCCGTGTCGAGGGCAACGAGTATGATATAGACACAAGCGACTTGAAGAAAAATCCTGCTTGGTCTGTTCGTCAAATGAAACGCCGCACCGTGCCGATGGCTGATGCAATGGCTCCGTTGAGCGAAACAATGCAACTTGAAGCCGAGGGCTACGAGGCAAAGACAGGTTCTATATACCAATATGGTAAGGGTTTGTTTGAAACCTCTATGTCCAAGTTGGAATTGCAAGCACGTTTGCGCGAACTCGGTCCAGACCAAAACCTTGTAGAGGGTTTCGTTCGTGGTGTTGCCGACCTTGTTAAGACACACAACTTGCGTGTTTCTAACATGGCTGCTATGACACTTTCACGCGGTGGTGAGTATGGTAACGCTATCGCATTGACTAATGTCGCAGGTGGTACGGCTACCACACAAGGCTTTAGCGGTGTTACAACCTATCAATCGCCTTACATTCCATTGGCTAACTACAAGACAGCAGGAACAAAGGTTTGGACTGCCGCTGATTGTGACATACCCGAACAAATGCGCAAGATTGAGGCTGACTTCCGCGAGAAGAACCAAATTCCCGACAACGTATCATTCGAGTGGGATTTGCCTTGGGATATGGTAGTAAATGTTCTTTTGAAGAACGCTGCCTTTATCAAGGAGGTTAATCGTTACATTGCTCTTGCAGCACCCGACAAGGTTATCGTTGTTACAAGTGGACAATCCTCTACACAGGTGGACACAATCACTTGGCAACAACTTTCGGCTTATTCACGTTGGGAAATGTCCAAGATTGCACCTATCCGCATTGTACGCGAGCAACAACAAGTACAGGGCATTACTACCTACCATACTGTCAAGGGTTGGAAGAGTGGCATAGCCGTTCTTCGTCCTCTTGGTTACGCAGGTGTATTGGTACATGCCAAGTGTGCAGATGTTGAGTTGATGCGTAGTGGTGAGGTTAACAAGGGCATTGATTTCTCGCTCGCCAAGATTCAAGGTTTCTTGAACGTAATCAACAAGGTTACACCTAATGGTATGTTGAAGTCTTACCACACTGATGTGATAGGTCGTTACGCTACGGTGCTTGACGAGTCTAACTATCACGTTTGTGTTGATACGACCACTGCCGATGCTTAAATGTGTTTGTTTGATACTCTAATATAGGAAAAAGAATAGGAAACGATGACGGTACTTGAATGGCTAAAAGATTCAACGGGGTTTTCAAACTTTAGTGAGGGCAACTTCGTAAAGATAGCCCTTGATAGGGAATGTAACCCAATGGACGATGTGTATGGAACGAATGTAACCAAGCGACAAAGGGAACTTATGACCGCGGACATTATCTTTACTCGCGTTTTTCTTATGCCTTCAAGCACTCCGTCATTGTCCCAATCCCATAATGGGTATCAAAAAACCATTGGGCAAGAACAAGACTTGAACCTAAAGGAGAAAATCAAGTACGCGATACAAATTTATCGTGCCTATGGCGATGAAAAAGCCGAGTTGTTGGAAAACGCTACCAAGCGCAAGATACGATTCGTACCAATACAAGACGTGGATAAACTATGATGCGTGACGAAATACAAGAATATCCCTATCGTGGCACTATTACACGAATTATCGAGGGTTTGGGTGATGAAGATGATACCAAGCGTGTAATTTACACGGGCGTTATGGACGAACACATGGTAAGCGACATTGATGGTCGCACACTACAAACGTCCTCTTACATCATTTCCATTCCTATGGGTAATCCTACAAGTGTAGTTATGCCACATAAGGGTGACTTGATAGATTTGGAACGCTATGGCGAACACATCGAATTTGTTGTGGATAATGTCGAACCCTCGCAACTTGGGGGCATAAGCATTTACGCTACACAAAACAAATGGTAATACCCTATGCGTAAGTCAAGTGTTAAGTTCAATGCCAAGGCGTTAGCAAACTTGCTAATGAAAGATATTGTCAAGGAACAAAATGCTTTGCTTATAGACTATGCTAAAAACAAGATAGTTGAAATTGGCGATATGATTAAAACGTACCATAGCAAGAACAACATGGATAGGACGGGGCATTTGCTCAATAGCCTCCTTTGGGGCGTGTCCTACCAAGGGAAACTTGTTAAGGGTGGTTTCTATCGCCAAGCGCGTGTAAAAGGCGTATCGTACTTGCACGAATGGATGTCGGGCGACACAAAGTATCTCATTCCTGTCGATGGTCGTGCATTGGCGCAACAATACTTACAAAGTTATGGAAATAATGGCGCAAGGGGGTGGCGTGTATTCTTTGCAATACTTGCACCCTATTGGGGCTATTGGGAAAAAGGACATGTCAATCATAGGGCTAATCGCGTTTTGCAATTTGCCGTTATGACGGAGTTCTACGACCAAGTGAAAGCCGAATTAAAGCCAGCGCGTGTTCGTTTCCGCGTAAGTGTGCCAAAGTACATGAAAGATGAACTTGATAGGAAGTGGAATAAATACGCTAATATAGACTAATATATATGATACAAGAATCACGAATTGACCTATACGACTACCTTTATGGATTGTTCCATAATGTAGTAAGCAAAAATGTCTATAAGATGGGTGAGCAAATGGAAACTACCAAAAGTGACGTGGAAGATGGTTTTTTACTCATTCGCGTGGGCAAAATGGTGGACGAATCGGAATTTTCTTGTGAATGTCTTATTAACGTGCGTTGCTACGTTATCGCCTATGTTCCAAAGAAAAGTAGGGGTCGCCTTGATAGCGACAAATACAAGGCGTTTGAAAGTGGTATCAATCGCGTGGTAAGGAACGAAATCAAGAATGGTACTAACCTTTCATATTTCATTGTTCCCGATAGTGTCCTTTCAATGGACGATGACGAAACTACGGAAAAGGGCAACCAATATTACTTGTACATTAAATCATTTGTCGTAGGTATGGATGATAATATCAACGAATAAACAAAGAAATAACAAATTATACATTAACAGATAAAAAGAAACAAAACTATGGGAAAAACGACTATTAAGGCTATTAGCCTCCAGTATGGTGAAGTTGGTGGTGCTGCTACCACTAAACTTATGGGTGTTTTGAAAGGTCTTTCTATCGCACAGAACGAGCCAGACTCTACCGAGATTGAAGCCGAGTTCTACGATTCTCCGTTTGACGTCATCTACGATGGCAACCCAGTGACAATGACCTTCGAGTTGGCAAACTACGAATTGTCCGACCTACCTGCTTTGTTCGGTGGCACTTACAACGATGCTACCAACGAGTATGAGGGTGCTGCTAACGCTTACACAAGCGAACACGCATGGCAACTGAACTTTGGTCGCGGTCATCAAGGTCTTTACATCTACAAGGGCTTGACTATCGGTACAGTGAAGAAAGATGCCGATGGCGCATTGAACT